ATTCCGCAATAACGGCACCTTCGTTCCAGAGCATTCCGTGCCAAATCCCTGTGGGAATGCCACCAGGCGAGCCTGCATGCATCAGAACAGAACCGCTTCGCTTTCCTGTGTGGGCTTCTTATCACAGCCTTTCCACACTGCAGGCATTTGGTTTCGGCAGAATCAGTAGGCGACGCTTGCTCATCTGGTACAATGCTATTTCGTCGGCAGAAGGACTTGACCGTGTTAGCTGACAGCCCCAGCGTTCTGGCAATCTCTGCACAACCTTTCCCGGCTTTTCTGTGCCGGATAATGTAATTCATATCAGCGTTCGTCACGAAGCGTTTCCTTTCTGGCTGACCTTTTGTCAATGCCGTCATATACAAGAAAAGAGGCCGGATTGCTCCGGCCCCGTTATGTGTCTGCTACTGATTTATATGAAGCATCAGGCAATCTGCGAATACTTGCCGGACACCCAGCCAATCTGTGCATTGACCACAATGGCATGCCAACCGTTCTCAGCGGTAGCAATCCACTCAAAGGTCGCACCGTTTTTAACAGAGGTGATGCGACCATACTTGGTATTGTTTCCCACGCGAATGTTGACAGAGCCGCTGCCACACACAATGCGCACCTGCTTGATGGAGGGCGTCACCGCTTCGGGCATTTCGGTGTCAGGCGCGGAATCAGCCTTGCCTTCGTCATCGTCTGCCACAGCATCCATCAGAGCCTGATGGGTTTCACTGCCATAGATGCCGTCCTGCTTGATGCCGATCTTCCGCTGGAACGCCTTGAGGGCCTTTTCAGTTTCAGAACCGAACTCACCGTCAGCACCATACTTGGGCAGAACGTATTCCAGCTGCAGGAGGAATTCCTGCATGGCCTTCACGTCGGTACCCTTGCTGCCATCCTTCAGAGTGCGGGTGCCGAGGGTGTACTCAGTAGCTGCGGTATCAGGCTTCACATAAGTACCGCCGACAAAGGTCGCATCACCGTAGTCCACGAAGGGAAGCTGGAACCAGTGCGTCCACTTGCGGGAGGACACCTTGGTCTTCACGCAGCCATAGCTGAAGCCGCGTTCCTCGACAGCGTAACCGTCACCGACATACACACCGACATGGCCATCGGAACGGAGAGCAACACCCGGGATCTCGGGCAGGGTGTCAATCGTTCCCCAGGCACAGCCCTTGCTCTTTGCATAGGTGAACATGCCGTTGGCAGACTTGTCGGGACAGCCGTTGCCGCCATACTTGCTGGCGAAGGTCTTGTCGGTGCCGATGGCTTCCTTGACGCCAACACCGCCGCTGGTCCAGTTGTAGCCCTTGATGAGGCCAACACAGTCGGCGCACACCTTCTTGTTTGCGATGTCCTGCTTATAGCGAGCAGTTCTGCTGGAACCGTAGTGGGACGGGTACTGATCCGCCTTGCGACTGCGCAGGGATTCGGTACATTTGTAGACTACCGTGCCGTACCAGTAAGGCTGGCCCAGCATGGACAGACAGAAGGCAACGAAGTGTTCACTGGTATACGGGATATTAATTCTTTCGCTCATGATTTCCTCCAATCAAAAGAGCAGCGGTTATGCGCCGCTGCCCTGGTCGGTCGTGGTATCGTCAATTCGATTGTGAAGCTGAGCAAGAATGCTCTTCATCTTTTCCGGGATGGGCAGTCCAAGGTGAGCCGCGTTCTCCAGCAGAGATACACCCTCATTGGAAAGGTAGAAGCACACCACTGCACCGCGCAGAGCATTGCCGGTGCCTACCACATGAAGATCAATGATGTGCGCCACGCCCACCAGCATGATGATGAGCACCTTCTTGCAGATGCCCTTGAAGCCCACGCTGGAGGACAGCTTTTTATCAGCCACCGCACACATCAGGCCGGTGATATAGTCAACGGCCATAAAAATCAGAAGTGCAGTCAGCAAACCGTCCATACCTCCCAGAAAGTAGCCGAGCCAGCCCCCCACTGCGGCAATAGCCATCTGCAGCTTGGCCCAAATGATGTCGATGGTAAAGTCTCTCATTGTGAAATCCTCCTATGTTTTGATATAGCTAAAGCCGCCCATCATGAGCGGCCTTAAGCGTCTGTGGTGATTTCCTGCCACAAGGCAGACGCGTTTGGTGGTTCCCAGCCCTCCTGTGCGGTATGTGCCTGCAAGCAGATAAACATCGTGCCTTCCGCGTCAGGATAAGCCACCTCATCACCCGCAATGTAGGCGATGCCGAATCCCCACACACGAACGCCATCATCTACCTCCACCCTCTGCCACAGAGCAGGAACCAGCTCGGGCTCCCAGCCACTCTGCGTCTTATGCTCCTGCAGGCAGCGCCAGAGAGCGTTATTGTAGGAATAGACATCACCAACCTTGACGGAAAGACCGGAGCGCCAATGTCTGCCCTCCAATGCGGGCTGTACGGAAAGCAGCTCCTCATTCGTAATGCGTCCATCTGCTACAGCCTGCCGAAGCAGAAGACCCAGCGCGTTGGGCAGCACTTCTTCTGACGTCATGGAAATAAAGGATTCCAGCGGAAGGGCGGCCATGAACAGCTCCGTTGTCAGCTCCTCCCCTTCCACAACATTGATCGTATCGGGCAGAACAAGCACCTGTTCGTTGGTGACCCTGGTCATCTGAAAAGCCTCTCCGGTAAGCTGATACTGGTTTTCCGTTTGCCTTTTCGCGGCAAGAAAAGAGGATCGGATGACCGTCTGCACCCGATCCCGGAAGGGGATAACGATATTCATTTTTTGTGCTCCTTTCTTAGCTGCTGTGTACGATGGTCAGATACGGGATATACTCCTCTGCGGCGTTGGTGCCGCTGATGCGCAAATAATTCTCCGAATAGGAGGAACTGCCGAAATTGTAGGCAGGCTCATATAGACACAGACCGCCGTAGGTTCTGTTGACTAACCCGGTTACTGCCGAAACGGGAATTCCGAAGGTAACCTGTGTGTCACGCCCTATCGTACCAAGCGCCCCAAAGCTGGCTTTGATCAAAGCGGTTCCACTCATGAGCGTATTGGAACAGGCGTACAGGTACACGGTGCGTGCGCTGAAAGAGCCGTTGCCAGGCTTGCGATGGAGCGTAAGCGTCGCAGAACGGATGGTCTTGCCGGACAAAATGGAAGGCAGCGTATTAAACCAGATGCAGCCATAATTCCAGTACAGTCCTGTGGAATAACCATTATCGGAATATACGCCCTGAACAGCATCCTGCGTATCCGCTCGCCAGCCTCCCTGATAGGTGCCTGTGAGCGAGGCACGTACAATTGTGGTTGTATCCGGCAAAACAGCAGGCGTGTCCGTTCCGTAGTCCGTGGACACGCTGCTTGGGAAATACTGTGCTCCGTTGACCGTCGCCACACTGCCGCCTGGTATCGTGCCGCTGGCAAAGACCATACCGCCGAGAAAGTACGCAAACCACGTTGAGCACGAGCCAAAGCATGCCGCAGTATGCAGCGTTGCCTGAAAGCCGCTGATCCCTAGCGCCGTATGATAGATTCCGCAGGAAATCAAAAAAACAGTGCTGGCCGTCATGGAAATGGTGGCATAGTCAATACCGGCAGCGTCGAATGTCACGTTGTTGAACTCCACGTAATGGCAGTAATCGCATTCCACCTGAAACGGATTGGTATCGTTTGTCGGGTCATCCACGAGACGGCCTTCCTTCAGCGTAAAGCACTGGAACTGGATATAGGCTGTACATGCCGTGATGGTCATATAGCCATACACATTGCAGTTTTCGTAATAGGTGCCGATCACCAGCTTGCCTGGCCCACTGATTCCTTTGAGCATGACGGGGGTACTTTCATAAAGCGTCCCTGCGTCAGGCAGTCGGATCGTTACATCATAGGCCAGATACTTGTGGCTGATCGCTTCACATGCCTCTGCCAGCGTACGGAAATAAGTATTGCTGCTGCCGATATAGGTCGGCTGCACATAAATCATGGAGGGTCCGCTGTAAGCGCCTGCAACGCTGGGCGAGATCACCTTGTCGGCATGCAGCTCCGTAAAACCCACTTTCCCGTTGGCGCTCATTTCCATCAGAATGTTTTCGTTATCTTCGGGGTCAAGCAGCTGCAGCAGGAAGTTCTCCGTGGTGATCGCCACGCTGTTGGAACTGATGTCAATACCGCTGGTTTTTACCTGTTCAGCCGCAACGGCTACCCATGCAGAGCCTGTCCATCGGCGCAGGATGACAGGCGTTACGGATGTGTCAAGCCACAAGCTGTTGTAGGAATATGTCGTGGGCGCTGTCGTTCCCCGATACACCTTTTCCAGATTGTAGGTGGACGTATTGACCTTCAGGCTGATCTGCGAACTGTGCTGGCTGATCGTGGATTCGGCATTGGTTAGACGGTTGTTCATGTAATATCCGTCCTCGAGTGCTGGCGTCCAGTTATTAAGCGCAGTTCCCACTTCAAGCATCACATTTTTGATATTAATCGTGCCTGTGGCGCCTTCCAATTCTTCCACTCCAACAGTGAACGAAGAAATAGAGCGTGGCGAAAGTCCACTCAAGTCAATATCACGGATCCACATTCTCGTCCAGTATGTATCAGTATCCTTGAAATATGAATCGCTCGTTTTCAGATAGATCGGGTATACGGCATTCGACCACACATTGTTCTCATCGTAGTAATAGTACTTGATCCCAAAGCCAAGGTAGCGTCCTTCTGAGTCCGTCGATGCAACGCCTGTGCGCTTGATGTCAAAGCTCAATCTGAGATTCTTTCCTCCACTTGACATCGTAAGGAACTGACTGGATAAAGAATATCCTCTTGTTTTGGATGTAGTAACGGTTGAGCCGTTCATCAAGTACAGATCCTGAAAAACTACCTCCGTATGCGATGATTGAATGTAGTTTCTTTCTTTGGCCTGATCAGCAGTGTAGACGGAAGAGGATTTGACCGAGGTGGCCAATTGATCCGGCTGCAGCTTCAGCTCCGCACTAGACATGCGTGTATTTAGCGCGTCCGTGGTCGTTTTGTCTGCCTTGAGCGCAAGCGACGCATTTGTCTGCTCAAATGAGGTGGCTGTCTCCTCCCGCAGGGTTCCGACCTCTGAATAGGCTTCATAGGCGATCTGCGAGAGCAGCTTGAATTCACCACCAACAAAACGGTACATCGGATGCTCCGGCATCAGCGTCATGTTATAGGCACTGTTAAGCAGTCCAAGTGCAATATAGGTCAGACCGTCCTCTGCATCAGGTTCCTGCCATCTGAGGAAATCTGCATCCGGTGTAAACGTGTCGTTTTCCAGCACGCCTGCCAGATAGCACATGCGGTAGGCTATTCCTGAAAAATTCGAATCCATGTTGCGAAGATAGCAGCCAGGGTATGCAAGGAAGTAGTTGGAGCTGTACACATTCGCATTCGCCGCATAGGTTGACCAAAGAATGGGTCTTCTGATACTGAAGGGCACGCCTGCTGCCAGATTGAAATAGCCTGCGGCATCACCCACGGCAAGCCGTGAAGCGCCGACAACTCCGCTAGCCTTGATGCTGCTGCCGAAGCGGATGCGGTCATAGGTATCCGTATTGTAATTGGCATCTACCCACCATCCGCGTGCAATAGTTGTGGTATAGTAGGTTGCATTGACACGATAGGTAAAACGGATCACACTGCCTGCGGTAAATTGTGTGCCCAGCCTTGTGGATTGGTTGAAATAGCAAGGGATGGCTCCGGTCGTGCTACCATCCGCAAGCGTCAAGTTCAGCGTTACGTTGGCACTTGTGCCGTAAGGAAGCCAGTAAACGATCTGCTGTCCATCTGTCAGTTCGGAAAACCCTGCCACGCCCGTCCACGCGCTTGTGGTGGCTGTCTGAGTACCGATAATGAACTCCGGTTCGCCTGTTGCATGGGCTGCCGCCAGATCCTCCTTGTACTGTGCGCTGTTTGTTACCGTGGACACGATGGCGTCCTCGGTGATCTTGAGTTCAGCAGCGCTAACACGTTCATCCAGCGCATCCACAGCGGACTGATCCGCCTTGGAGGAGACCATCAGCTTCAGATAGGTGTTGCCGGTAATGTCCATCGCATTGATAGCATTGAGCGTCGCTTCCCGTGCGAACAGCGTATCCACATCGATGTTGGCGGCGATCAGGCTGCGGATGGTTGCGTTGTCACCGAAGATTTCCTGTACATTCAGCGTCTGGGCTCTAATGGAGCCCTCGATCAGCTTTTCTGTGCCGTGGATGGAAAGGTCAGCAACGTCATCATTGACCACCTGCTTGAGGGTCGTGACCACTTCGCCGTTTTCATCCACGCTCACGGAATAAAAATGACCGTCAGAGCCCTTCACAACGAGCTCGCCGACGGTCAGGGAGACCATGTTCGCTTCGGTCACAGCCAGCTTTGCGATGTAAAGCTCACCGGCAGTACCCTGCTTGATGATTGCGGTGTCGGTTGCCAAGTCTTTGATATGCGACCAGTCAATGTCCGCTGTACCGATGTCTGCCTTGACCATGCTGGCGACCGCAGCGGAAAGCGTCGTGATCGCTGCCCAGTCGATATTGGCTTCATCGATGTTGGCACTTGTGATCTGCGCCTTGGAGATGGTGGCGATGTCTGCCGCCAACGACTCAATCTGCGCCCACTCGATATTGGCGTTGATGATATTCGCCGTGGTCAGCTGGGCGGTAGAGATCATAGCAATGGAAGCATAAAGCTCATCCGTGGTGATCTGCCCGGCAGCCAATTCCTGAATCTTGGCAGAAACCGCCGTGATCGCATTGGCATTCAGCGTTTCGATCAGTGCCTGCGCAATGTGTGCCTGCGTGATGGCTGCTGTCTGGATGTGTGCGCTCTGGATCGCCGCAGCCTTCACCTGCAGACTGCCGACCGAGCCGTTTTGCAGATGCCCGGAGCCGATGGAGTTGAGCATCAGCTTGGTGCCGCTGATCGACCCGGATGCCAGCTGGCGGGCAGAAATGGTCGTGCCTTCCAGCGTTTCTACCGCCGTTCCCAGCGTGACGCTGGTGTACTTGCGGGTCAGGCAGTCGTAGGTGTACTGCGTCATGCGCATGGTCACCTCAAAGCCCAGACGCCTTGCAACCACCCGGACGGCATCGCCGAGAAAGATGTCGGAGAGCGCGGCGAACTGCCTGTACTCCTCGGTATCCTTGCAGTTGACAAAGTCCACCTTCAGCGTGACCGTGGGCATGTCGCACCCGGCATCGTATTCAGCCTGTGCAGCATTGCGCATGTCCTGATAGCATGAAGTCAGGCTCTTGTAGTTGTCGCCCTCGGCCACTTCTTTGGCTTCAGATACCGGAAGGTGAATCCACTTCGGGTGCGGGAAAGCGGCAATGTTCGGACTGTCGATGTATAGTTCCGGCAGATACAGCACATTGCCGTCTGCATCTTCGCCCGTGGGCATGATGCGCGTGACGGCATCGGTCATATCCACATCAATGGAAATGCCGGTGAGGTTCTTCTTCTCGCGGATCTGCACCTCGCTGTCCGTACCCACACGGCTGACAAGGAACACATCGAACCAGTCTCTGGCAAGCTCTGCGCCGTACTTGGAGGTCAGGCCGTTTTCACCCAGCAGAGCTTCCACCGGGTTAATGTTCTCAAAGGATACGTCCGAGGCAGTGCTATCCAGATCGGAATAGAAGGTAAAGTCATGCTCGGACAGGCAGCCAGCCGAAATACTCTGCACGACAGAAGCGCCGACCGCATCAGACGCTGGCTTCACGCTTTTCAGCATGTTGTCCAGCAGATCGTAGAAGATGTGCCGGGCGTACACCGTTACCTTATCCAGTTCAGGCACTACACGGTAGATTCGGAAGGGCTGATCGCGCAGCTGACGAGCCTCAACCACGTCATTGCGGAAGCCGACGTTGGTGGTCGTGCTTTGCTGCTCGGTGCGCACATAGGTCAGGTATTCGGAGGACATGTAGCCATGCTTGCCGTCCGGGCAGGTGACCTCATACCAGGAGGACGAGGTTTTCTCGATGACGATAACCTCGGTGCCTTTCTTGTACTTGCCGAGGATCTTGTACTTCGTGCCTGTTCCTGAGCGCAGTCGAAGCGGATCTCGGCTCGTGCTGACCTTATAGACTTCCACGTCATAGGTGGTAGTCTGATACTGCTGTGTGACCAGATTGATCTGCGGAGTCATTGCCGCAGGAACAGGCACACGCAGGATGCCGCCATCCGTGAGCTTTCGCCACTTGTCCCGCTCATCGATGGGATGCACTAGCGTCAGTTCCCATTCGCCGTTCAGCGTTTCGGTAACAGTACAGGATGTCGGACTGACCGCGCCTAGACCATTGTTGGAAAAGTCTGTACAGTCGGCAGGGTATACACAAATCAAGGGCGTTCACCTCCTTGAAAACGTAGGAATACTTCAAATTTTTTCAAAACAGTACATTTGAAATTTTGACGGAAATATGATATAATATCATTACAACGAGTAGCGATGACTGCGTAAATCCAGTTGTTCGCTGCTCGTTTATTTTTTTGAACAGGAGGAAGGCCGAGTTATGAAGCGAGTGAAAGCAGCCTGTATCTGTCAGACTCTTCATTTCATGCTGAAGGAAGATGTCGCACATGATTGGGCCGTAAAGCAAGTCGAACAGGAAGTGGAGCACTACAAGGAACAACTTGTAAAGAATCGCACAAAACACAAGATTGTTGAAGAGACGAAGCAGCCTGACGGCTCCGTCATCATCAAGATCATCAAGCAGAATAGCACCAGTCCTGTCGGCGATTATCTCGACTGACAATGACAAACAAGCGTGTAGCCAAGCGGCGTAAATCCAGCAAACGCCCGGCTGCACGCTATTTTTTATGGAGGTATGAACCAATGCAGCAATCTAACCAGTTCCTCGGAAATGAGCGTATCGGCAAGCTTATGAAGCAGTATGCCATTCCCTGTATCATTTCCCTCCTGGTCGGCGCTCTCTACAACATCGTTGACCAGATCTTCATTGCAAATGCAGCCTATCTTGGCTCCTACGGCAAAGCCGCCAATACAGTGGTATTCCCGCTGACCGTAGTTGCTCTGGCAATCGCTGTTATGATAGGCGACGGCTGCTGTGCGTTTGTCAGCATCAGCCTGGGCAGAAACGGCAGCACAACCGCTAAACGGAGCGTTGGCAATTCTGTAGTCATGACTGTTGCAAGCAGCATTCTGCTCATGGCAATCTATCTGCTTTTCGATGATCAGATCATCGCCATGTTCGGCGGTACGGTCAATGCCGAAACCTTCCATCATTCCAAGGAATACTTTTTCTGGATTTCGTTGGGCATTCCGTTCTATATGTTCGGTCAGGCGATGAACCCGATTATCCGTGCAGACGGCAATCCGAAGTTCGCAATGGTATCTACGCTTGCCGGCGCAGTGACCAATATCATCCTCGATCCTATCTTCATCTTCGTGTTCAAGTGGGGCATGATGGGCGCGGCAGTGGCCACGGTAATCGGACAGGCACTTACGGCTGTACTTGCAATCTGGTATCTGCTGAATATGAAGGTGATCAAGCCATCCGCAGCAGACTACGCCCTCGATGGAAAAACATGCAGAGAAACGCTGATCCTCGGCGTTACCAGCTTCCTGTCGCAGATTTCGCTTGTCGCAGCGATGGCTGCCATCAACAACATGCTCCGCAAGTACGGCGCAATGGATACGATCTTCGGTCAGGAGCAGTACGCTCAGATTCCGATGGCGGTAGTCGGTATCGTCATGAAATTCTTCCAGATCGTCATTTCCATCGTAGTTGGCATGGCTGCCGGATGTATCCCTATCGTTGGTTTCAACATGGGGGCAGGCCTGAAACGCCGCGTGAAGGAGCTTTTCACAAAGCTGCTTATTGCAGAAGCCAGCGTTGGTGCTGTTGCGCTGATTCTGGTAGAGTTTTTCCCGCAACAGCTGATCAACATTTTCGGTGCGGCAAACGAAAGCATCTACTACACGGAATTTGCCATCAAGGCGTTCCGCACCTATCTTTGCATGATGATTTTCGCGTGCGTAAATAAAGCATGCTTTATTTTCCTGCAGTCGATGGGCAAGGCAGCCGCTTCCACTGCACTTTCGATGATCCGTGAGGTTGTATTCGGAGTTGGCTTTGCGCTGCTTCTGCCCATGTTCTTCGGATTGAACGGTGTCCTGTACTCCATGCCAGTGTCGGACGTTCTCACATTTATCATTGCTGTCTTCCTGATCAGAGGAACATACAAGGAACTTTCTGAATAAATGGTAGACCACGGCGCAAAGGCGTTGTGGTCTTTTCTTATAGATACCGCCAGTTTGGCTGAACCTTAAGATAAGTCACATTACCCGTCCACGAGATCGTGCTGTTCCCGGGCGGCAGCGTCGGAAAGTCGCCGCTCATGCAGCTGTTCATGGAGGTCATACCGGAATACGCTTCCTGCAGAACGGAGTCAATCGTGATCTCGCCGTTCACATCAGAAAGCTCCACGATGGTCATGTCAACGATCAGCGTGATCTCGCCAGTGCCAGTCACCGTGATGATCGGCTCAGACGGAACATTGCCGGGGTTCTGCATGGTGACGTATCCACTTGTGCTTCCGCTGGCAGGCTGAATGTTCTTTACAGGCACATCAGCTTCATACCGGAACGGCTTGCATCGGAAGTTGACAGCGAAGGTTCTATGCGGATTGCCGCGAAGGATCTTTTCAAAGGGAATCTGATTGATGATCCGGGCATAGTAAAAGCCACCGTCGCGGTTGGCGAAGGTGACTGTGCCGGGGCCTCGCAGCCACCCGGCGATCTCAGGAATCCGATCAGGATCGGAGATCACGCAGGTGGCTGTCAGCACCATGTCCTCATATACATAGTCCCCTTCGAGAGTGGTTAGTGAACCGCTCCGCCCGGGGACATTGGTGAATGTAACGCGCTCCTCCGGAATGGTAGGCGGAGGCTGTTCGGTCACGTAGATTCCATAGTCGGTGCATTTCACGCCGTTCCATTCAAACCAGTCTTGCATTCTCATCACCTCCACGAAAAAAGCGTCACGCTTAAGTGACGCCGAAGTTATAAGTAAACTCCATCTATTTTATGCTTGTCAGATCACAATACTGCTTGCTTAAGGTAGTTCATAGCAATTGCGTCGTGCTTTTTGGAAAACATATGTCCGCCACCATCGATAAACTGAAGCTCTACAGAGCCGACACTTCGCGCCGTATATGCCTGTTCTGCTTTTTCGGCATATCGCATGGCAACGATTTTGTCATCCGTACCGTGTACGATCAAAACCTTCCCGGAATAGTGCGCAATCTCCTCAAACGGATCCATTTCGATCACATCGGTGATGTATTTTCTGCCAAGCTTCATCGGACCACACCGAAAGAACTCCGGAGGATTCTTCGGATCGAATTTGGCAAACATCATTTTGCCTGCCCTTGCATCATCGGGAATACAGAGTGCGGGATAGAATAATACGAGCTTTTCAACTTTTTCTTTCAGTTCTGCTGCCGTAAGTGCAGAAACAAAACCGCCCTGACTGCAACCCATCAGGGTGATGCTGTCTGCATTGGTATATGGGCGCGCCTTTGCATATTCAATGACTGCCTTTAGGTCTTGAACTTCGCTCAGTACAGACATATCAGTTGTTTTTCCATCACTTTTTCCGCCGATGACGCAGCCACCGCAAAAATCAAAGGCATATGCAGCATAGCCCATTTCAGCAAAGAGCTTTACATACTGCAACACCGTTTTATGGTTTGCCATGAAACCATGGGAAACGATTGCAATGGGTAAGTTTTCGCCTTCAGGGCGGTATTCTATGCCGCGGATGGTCAGCCCATCCCTTTCACAGAAAAATCTGGTTTTGCCATACTTCATCGAAATCTACTCCTAATTTCAAGTAGTCGGATAAAAAAGAACTGTCCGACTACTTGAATTATAGCACGAATATATACCAAACGCTATGCCATCCTCAAACCTTTACCTCGCTGCTGTCTTTTGGTCAGCGTTGCGATCTCCACAGCCAGAGAGCGGATATCCTGCTCATCGCGGATAACCATCTGTGCAACCTGAATGGTGGAGTTCACGCTATTGTTGTAAGTGCGCCTGTTGTCGCTGGAAGAATAAGCGATGGCGCTGTTCTTCGCTTCACCCGTCAGATATCGGGATGCGTTGCGGATCACACGCGCCTGTTCCTTGCTTTCTTTCAGTACGCCTTGTCCAAAGCCGCGCATCGTCATGACACCGACCTCATCCTCAAAAACCTGAGAAGGAGACTTGATTTTGAGCTCGGATTTCGCTGCGCTGACAGCGGCACGGGCAACAGAGCGCATGGCAGAGATCACACCGGAGCGGCCTGCATTGATGCCTGCCTTCAGACCGGCCATTGCGTTGACACCAGCAGAACGAAGCGTTGTGCTGGTCAGGCTGGAATTGACGGCGCTCTTCACATTGGAGCCAACCGTGCTTCCGGCGGCAGACATGCTGTAGCCGGTCATTGCATCAGCGATGCCTTGCATACCGGCTGTGCCGTAGGAAGCCAGCATTGCAGCCGGGAAAGCAGTGGATATTGCGGTTTCGATAGCGGATGCGACCGTAGAAGCCTCCGTAGAGAAGTCGTGCGCGCTCATGCCGGCACCGACACCGGCCGCCACGTTGTCGCCAACAGGCTTCACACGCTCGGACGGCGAGTTGATGTCGAACGCCATGTTCAGAGCGGATTCGAGATTGGCTGCAACTGTCTCGGCATCCGTATCCCAGCCGGCTTCAGTCATACCCTGAGCAACACCCTCAAGGATGTGGGCGCCGGTTTCTGTGGTATCCAGTCCGTTGAGGAATGTGACGATGGCCTGCAGGTTTGCAATGTCCTCCTCGGATACCTGCTTGCCCTGCATGATTGCAGCGACCATTTCGCCGACATAGGCAGAAAGCTCAGCGACTGTCTGCGAGTTGAAGTCGTAGCGCATGCTCTGATCCAGCACGCCATGATCGACGCTTTCACCGCGCAGAGCTGCCCAGAACTTCTGCCAGCCATTGTAGTCCAGCGTTTTGGTGTAGGAGTTGATGCGGCTGACAGCGGAGCCAATCAGATCCATCGTGGTCGCAGGCATTACACCCGCCCACATGCCGGCAGCAGTCACGCCCAACTGGTCAACTTCATCCACCAGAGGAGAGATTGCATCAATGGCCTCCTGGGTACCGGTTACCTCGGGAGCGATCAGTACATGAAGCGTACCGTCCTCACCGAGAACCGCAACCTTGTCAGCTGTCAGCAGTTCGGATGGGACAGCCTCAACGGGAATCTGCACACCGTTCTGCCAGAACTGCGTCTGCGGATCGTTCAGGGCATCCGAGGGATTCTCATATACTTCGCCCAGCTTGACGATGCCCTGAACTTCCACCGGGTTGGCAGCGATAAAACGCCTGTAAGCCAGCAGATCATATCCGTAGATACCGACCGACATGGTCAGATTGGGCTTAACGGCATTTGTGTCATCGTATTTCGAGATGTAGGCCGTGAAATTCTGGAGCAGCTGGGACTTGTCACAGCCTGTAGCCTCGGCAAAGGCGCTGACAATGGCCTCGATCTGATCAGGCGACAGCGCAGACACATCCACGTTCTCCGCTTCCAGATACTTTGCGACCATGGCCGTTACATTATCCGGGGTCAGCTGTGTAGTCAGCGCACCTCCCGTGACCTCTTCATAGGCCATGACAAAGGCCGTTACATCCTCGGGTTTTAGCTGGGAAGTGTCGATGCCTTGCTTCTCCAGATACTGATACACATAGGCCACGATTTCGTCAGGCTTGAGTGTAGAAATGTCAGCGCCTTCCGCAAGCTCTTCATAGGCGCTGACCATAGCGGTAATATTAGTAGGATTCAGGCTGGTGACAGATGCACCCGTTGTCGCTTCGGCGTATGCATTGACATAGCCGACCAGACCTTCCGGTGTGAGTTCGGCTGTGGAGGCCCCTTCCGGGATTTCCGTATACTTGGCTATAAATGCATCAACCGTAGGTTGGAGTTTTTCTGCATCTTCCGCTTCCTGATAGCCGGATACAATAGCATCCGTGGTAATTGCACCAGGATTGGCAGCAAACTCGTCCCATCGGGACTGCGCGCCCGTCATATCCAGATCGGTGGCGATCGTCAGCAGTTCTTCCGGGAGTGCCTCGCCAAACATGGCAGTAAGGCCGGGAAGTTCGATTTCCCTGTTGTTGAGGAACGCCTGGATGGAAGCAATCTGCTCAAGCGCCGTGGAGAAGTCGATCTCCGGGAAAAGCGCCTGTACTTCATCTTCTGACATTCCGCTGTCCAGAAGGGATTGGATCTGTGTCAGCATGGCGATGTACTCGGTAATCGCGCCTTCATCCATGCCCGCAGTCAGTTCATTCAGGTCCTCCAGAAGCTGAGGCTTCTCGGTTTCGTTCGCTGCGCTGTATTCGCGCAGCTTTTGCGTCAGCAGATCCACATCCGATGCAGCCTGCTGGATATCTTCCTGTTCCCATACCGGCATTACGATGTCGGCAAGCAGCGCAGCATACTCCAATGCAGCATTTCGGCGATCCTCGTTGTACTTCGCATTGAGCGCATCCAGTGCAGCCTGACGTTCCGTGGAATCCTCGATCATCTGAATGAGCGCATATTCCTTATTGTACTGCTCATCGATTTCAGCGTTTACGGCAGCAAGGCCCTCGGCAGCGGCGACCATCGCGTTTTCGTACACAGAAGCATCAGCATCCTCTTTACCACGAGCTTGCGCACGGGCAACCTCTGCTTCCACCTTCTGTCTGATCGTATCAAAGCCGTCCACATCAGCCGGGGACAGCTTGTACTTGATTTCAATGGCCTCGCGGGTGTCGATCAGCTCTTGCAGACGAATCTGGTCGCTTTCGGAGAAGTATCCGTTCTGACGCTTTTTGAGCAGACGCTCGATTTCTGCGTCCATGCCGTCCAGCGTCGCAATATCCGCTGCCAGCTGGTCGGAAACGCCTGTATATCCGGCTTCGTCCGCCGCAGCCTTCATCTCCGCCAGTTCTTCGCGGGTAGAAGCCGTCAGCGCCTTAAAGGAAGAAGTCCATTCGCTGACGATTTCATCCGATTCCTTCTGACCGTCCGTCCATACTTTCAAAAGTCCGTCCAGCCACTCGCGTGCAGTCTGCTCGTTTCGCTCAAAATCAGCCTCGGACATGCCAAAGAAGCCAAGCCCCTCGCTTCTGCCATAGAAGGTATCAGCTGCGGTTTCTTTCCAGCTTTCAGCTGTTTCCCGCATGCCCTTCAGAGCTTCACGGGCTTTCTTTGCTCCCGACACGTAATCCGCAAGGGCAATTGTTCCTGCAATTACGGCGGCAGCGACAGCCATCCAGACTGCAGGAGATTTCCCAAGAACGGAGATGAAACCTTTCCATCCACCGCCGGCGACGCCGACAGCAGTAGAGAACTTTCCAACTGCCGTCGCAATCGTGCCGACTCCCTTGGTGATCTTTCCGAATGCCAGCAGAG